TATGATATTGATGAGATTGAAAATATAATTTGTGAAGCAATAGATACCGAGTTGGAAGTTCTCAATGAAGTAACCAGTCCTGCAAAGGTTGCTGCATTAAGAATGAAAAATAAGAACGCAGCAGCTGCTGGAGAAGGTCGTGGAGGTGATGCTGGTGCTAAGGCAAGAGCAAAACTGAATGTCAGTAAGCAGAAAGTTGGTGGTTCCTCAGAGAAGAAGGCATCCACACTTTCTAGAGTCAAGGGTGCAGTTAAGAAGGTTGCTAAGGCAGCACAGGGTGGTGTAGGACTTGCTGCAAGGGCAGTAGGAACAGCACAGAGAGCAGCCAGTGCAGTCAAGGGTGCTGCTAAGAGTGGATATGAGAGAGGCAGACAAGGTGCTGGTGATACATCCTCTACCTCATCTACATCATCCGCATCTGGTGGTTCCTCTTCTGCATCGGGTGCATCTTCTTCAGATTCTTCTGAAGCACCTAAGAAGAGAAAGGATGGTCTTCTGAAGAGAGCAATAAAAAAGGTTGTCAGAGGAGTTTCTAAGGGTGTCTCTGCTGCCGCAGGAGCAGTCAAAGCAGGTGCTGATTCAATTACTGATAGAGCAAGGAAAGAATCCATGAACCACACAGATGTTAAAACAATTCAAGAACTTTACAATAGCATTTATGAATCTCAAGATGCAGAGCAACTTGATGAGCTCTCTAGCAAGACACTAAAGTCTTATACAGACAAGGCTGATGCCGACCACCAGCGCTTGTACAAGAAAGTCTTCAAAGCGGAGAAAAAGGGTAAGCATAAGAAAGCAGAGAAGCATGAGATGAAAGCTATAAGTCGAGAAGATGGTATTAGCAGAGCCCTTTCCAAAATTGACAAGCAGAAGGTGGAGAAAGGTAAGCCCACAACCGACTATGAGCGTAGAAGCGCAAAAGACGTAAAGGTTGCTGCTAAAGATCCATCCCTAATGGATAGGGCAAAAGGTGCAGTCAAGAAGGCACTCCGTAAGGAAGACCTAGAAGCAACTGGTCTGTTCACTGCTGAAGAGATTGAGAATCTTGTTGAACTTTCTACTGACACTCTGAATTCTTATATGGATAAAGCAGAAAAAGATGTAGAAGCAAAATTGGACAAGGCTAGGGAGCAATCAAAAGAGGCAAGGTTCTCAAGACTTATCAGAAAAGATAAGAAGGCAGAGAAGTTAGACAAAAAGGCACAGAATAATCGCATAAAGGCAGCAGATCGAGACGATAGAATTGACCAGGCTTATACCAAAGTCAAAAAAGCACAGGGTACTGAGAATAAATTTGATAAAAAATTCCCCCCTGTGAAGGGTGCAAAGGTTCCTGCACAGCTTTCAAAGAAGGCACTTCGTAAGGAGGATCTGGAAGCAACCGGTCTCTTTACAGTAAAAGAGATTGAAGCAATCATGGAAGCAGAAATGAGTGAAGCAATGAGTTCTTATGATCGCAATCGCAAGAGAGCGGCAGAAAGAGCAGCAGCAAGAAATGCCGCTAGAGATGCTGGTAAGACGGGTGTAGTTCCTGGAGTCGGTTATGTAACTCCAAGAAGGGAGAGAGAAACTTATGTTGATTCTTCAGGCACTACCAGACATAAGTCTGGTGCTAAAATGCCAAAGGAAGAGTTTGAGTTGGACGAGAACCGCCGTGCTGCCCGTGCTGCTGGTGGTTACAAAGATGACTCTAAGAAGCAAACCGATCCTTCTAAGGCAGGTTTCACCGGTATTTCTAATAGTATCGCAGACATCATGAGGCAGAACAAAGAGATTGAAGCACGTAAGAAAAAGTGATATAAAACTCACATAATACACAGCAGGGCTTGACACCCTGCTTTTTTATTGCTAGACTAGGTTTGTCTCCGTTAAAGATAAATAATAGCTCATTGAGTTCTATAAGATGAGCTATGAAAATCCATGGACTTATGATGGGAAAGTTTTTGACTCTGATGCTATTCATGAGTATTTTGGTTTTGTTTACTGTATTACCAACATTTCCACCAACCGTAAATATCTTGGAAGGAAATACTTTTGGTCGTTTAGAAAACCACCAGGAAAGAAAAGGAAAGTAAAACAAGAATCAGATTGGAAAAAGTATTATGGTTCTTGTCCTGAGTTAAAAGAAGATATTAAAAAGTATGGTAAAGAGACCTTCAGTAGAGTTATACTGAGTTTGCACACGACTAAAGGTCTTTGTAACTACGAAGAGACCAAGCAATTATTTTTGAATAATGTCTTGAGTGAGTCTCTTGACACAGGAGGTCCGGCATACTATAATAGCAATATCCTAGGCCGTTACATGCGGAAAGATTATGGAAATTTTGGAAAAGACACTGCAAGTGACACATGACTGGGCAGTTGATCGAATGCACACTCTATGTGATATGAAAACTGATGACGTGCTAAAATCTGTTGAAGATGCTCATGCGATTCAGTCAGAATTTGCCGAATGGTTAGATCCTGATATTGAGGATCATGAAATTTATTCTCTGGAGTATCTTGGAGAAGATTGATATTTTCTTCTATATACCCTGTGCCGTATGAGAAACAATTTGTTTTTGAAACGGATGTTTTATGTAATTAATTCAATGTTTAAATCTATTCTTGCTTCGTTCTGTTTGACAGCATCGGCAGCTTGTGCTTACCCATCAATCACTGAAATTGATAATCCACCTGCAGTTGATGTTTCTGAAAATGTAGAAGAAGCAATTAAACTTGAAGTAGTTGAAAAAACATGGAAATGTCCTGAGTGTAATCCTAATGAGCAATATGTTCTTGCACAACTACAAGAGCACACAAGAATTACAGATCGCAATGCATTAGCAACTATTCTTGGTAATATTAAGTCAGAATCAAATTTTTATCCAAATATTTGTGAAGGTGGTGCAAGAGTTTCTTATGACAAATGTTATTCCGGTGGTTATGGATTGATTCAATGGACTTCTATTGGACGATACAATGGACTTGGTAAATTTGCAGTTAAGTATAATTGTGATCCGAGTACACTTGAATGCCAAACTCGTTATATGATTAATGAAAATATCTTTCAAAGATATCTTCCAGAGTTTGAAGGTAGTGGAAGAACCGTTTCTCAGTATATGGTTCCTGCATATTATTGGTTAGGATGGGGAATCAAAGGATATCGTGAGCACTATGCATATGATTACACTAAAAAAATGGTATTAGCATGATCAAAAAAATTAAATCTGTAATTAAATCTACCGTATCAACAATTAAAAAAGTTGCTACTAAAAAGAAAAAACTTGAATGTGTAGTTGACAATCAAAAAGTTAATTGTGAAACATTCAAAGATACTAATTGGGTTGGATATCCAGCTCCTGCAAGTATTCCTTATGATCCTTGGTTTGGATCTGCACCAAAATCGCAAAAAGCAATTCAGTATGAAGAAAAAGTTGCCGCAGAATCTAAAATTAAAGAAGAGCAAAGAAAAGAGAAGACTCAAGAACCTGAAAACATTCATCAGGTAATGTATGAGGTGGCAACAAAAAATTGGAACACTGTAAAAGAAACTCAAGGTGGTTCTGAGAATTTCCAAGAAGGTCCTGGTGGTTGGAACTCCGGCACTGGTATGGGACAGTATCGATGACCGAAGATTGGAGATATTCTGATGATAGAATGGCACTGAGAACCAGTGCTCTCAATGTTCTTCTCCACAAATTTGGAAGAGAGATTAATTCTGATGGAACACCAAGATATTCAAATCAAAGTATTTACGAATGTGTTCATGATTGGGTTTCTCAAGGTAATGTAAATACTAATGGCATCATTAAATATTATGAGGCATATTACTCATGAAAAAAATATTATTATCTCTTATTGGGTGCATAGCACTCACATCTTCTGTTTATGCTGAAGAAGATAAAATAACTAAAGGATTCAAGACTATGGATTCGTTGGGTTGCATGATTCTACAAGAATGCACCGACAATGTACGACAAATCAATACTATCAAAGATATTAAGGATAACTATCCCAACTCTGATTATTCTGCTGTTGCTGTGGAGTTTGACAAGATGTTGGTATCCCTTAATGAAATCGGAGTTATGGTTTTTCTAGGGGATGAAAAGTATTTTCCGGTAGGGCATCGTGGTGTTTATCATACAGTCTCCAATAACT